ATGTCAAAGACTACCCTACACGACATCGAAGCCGAGCATCCTGAATATGCCGAACGAAAAAGGCTCTTCCGACAATACCGTGATCTTTATGTGGGGGGAGAACAATTCAGGTCGAATGCGGCTGAGTATCTGATCAGACGCCAAAAGGAGCCCCTTGAGGTCTATGGCGAACGCCTAAACAGGGTGTTCTACGAGAACTATATAGGGTCGATTATCGATTGGTACATTGCGACTCTATTCCGTCGCGAACCCCTAATCATTGCTGACAGCCATGACCCGGCGGCGAAAAGATTCATCGCTGACTTCACAGAAGACTGTGATTTGCGGGGTACATCTCTAACCGACTTCTATCGAAATACGATTCTCGACATGCTTGTTTGTGGTGCGAGTTATATCCTCGTAGACTTCCCAAAATCTGACCACAAACCAACGAACCGGGCGGAAGAAGACGCACTGGGGACGGCAAGAGCTTACATCAACCAATGTCCACCAGAGACACTGATCAACTGGAGTCTCGATCCCCGTGGGGAGTTCGACTGGGTGGTCCTTAGAACAACCCATTTACGAAAACCAGACTATCGAACACCGCAGTGGACTAAAAGAACTCAATGGGTATATTTTGACCGCGAGCGATTTGAAACGTATCAAAAAACTGATGGTGATCATCACGTCGTCTTGACGGACCAAGGTCAGCACGGGTTCGCGCGCCTGAACAAGGTACCCGTCCTGGGCCTGCGACTACCCGAAGGGCTGTGGCTCATGAATCGCGCCGCCCTTCTGCAACTGGAACATTTCAACAAATCGAACGCTCTGGGCTGGGCGCTAGCACAGGGACTATTCGCGCAGCCGGTTATCTACTCAGAACGTGAATGGAGTCAGATGATTGGCGACTCGTATTTCATTCAACTCGGACCACAAGATAAATTTGGATGGACTGAGCCTGCCGGGAACGTTTACCGAATTGCTACCGAAAATCTGAAACGTCTTCAATCAGAAATCTATCGTGTGACCTATCTAAACCACTTAGCCACAGCACCTGTGGTTCAGTCTGGCTTGAGTAAGTTGAGAGACTTTGCAATCACACAAGAAGTGCTACGGGCTCTCGGTGACTCAGTGAAAGATTCAATGAAGAGACTGCTCCGCGCAATCTTCCAAGCGCGCAATGAAAACATCACTATCGATGTTTCAGGAATGGAAGAATTCGACGTAGCAGATTTTGGCACGGAACTCGAGGACGCAAAAAATCTGATTTCGATGAACATTCCTTCACCGACGTTAAGGAAACAGATATTTAAAAAATTAGCATTCAAATACCTATGTGATGTGCGCCAGGAACTAAAAGACAGAATTGCTCACGAAATCGATCACCAACAAATGCAGCCACACAACACCAAACCTGACAAAGGAGACTCGGCACTATGAAAACAGATGACAGCCAAGTGACAGAACAGTCAAGTACGTCGCTGAAAACCATCATCAGTGAAGCGCTCGCCGAATATCTGGAGGCGCAGCGAACAAAATCCGAACCCGCCTACAAGGCTGAACTAGAGGAAGAACGAAAGCGAAGAGAAGCGCTCGAAAAGCGCATAAACGAGCTGGCGGAAGAAAACCGTCGAGCTAAAGAGCGTGCGGAAGAAGCGGAAAAAACTTCGGCAATCCGTTCGGAGTTGCAAAAACTGGGCGTGGCGAAAATAGATCTCGCATTTCGCGCAATCAAAAACGACATCATACGGACCGAAGATGGTTCACTTGTTGCCAAGGATGAATCCGGGGCGATGAAGTTGTCAGATTACGTTGCTAAATTCGTGCAGGAAAACCCTGAACTCCTGCCAGTGAGAGTTGCGGGCGGTTCCGGAAGTAGCCTTGCCTCAAAGCACAACAATCCAAACCAAGTACTGGATATCGAGCGAATCAAACCAGGAATGGATCGGACTGAACTCGAGCAGATTAGAAAGGAAATCGCGAGAATCGCTCTACAACAAAACAGCTAAGAACCAGCCTTAGTCAAAAACAGAAAGGAAAAGACAATAATGCCTTCAATTACGTCATCTAACGTTGCCCAGGCGATCGTAAAGCTTGTGGCAGCCGACGCGCTTCCCGCACTGATGGGAAACCTTGTTATGGGAAACCTGGTGAACCGGGATTTTGAGCCTGTGCTAGCACAAGCAGGCGATACCGTAAACGTTCCAATCCCGCCGACTCTGGTAGCGAACAACATCTCAGACGGGGGAACCGTAATCACACAAAACCCGTCGCTTGGGAACGCGCAAATTGTACTCAACACCCATGCTGAGGCAACTTTCCAGATTCCAGACGTTACCAAAATTCTTGCAGTACCGGATTTGCTCCGATTGTATATGGAACCGGCGGTGACAGCACTCGCGGAAAAAATCGAAGCCGATCTGCTCAATCTATACTCGCAGTTTACCGCCAACGCGCCGGTTGGAACTGGTGGAAGTCCACTAACAGAAGCCGCAATTGACACAGCCGAGACGGCTTTATTCAACGCAAAGGTTCCGGCAAGCTCACCGAAGTATCTCGTGGTAAGCGGCGAAGCGTATTCCCAACTGCGGCAGATTCCGAGGTTTAGCGAATTTCAAACGGCCGGTGAAGCAGGCCTACGGGCGCTGGTCGAGGGCAGTGTTGGAAAGATTAAGGATTTCTTCGTTTTTCGTTCGCAGTTCGTTCCGAAAACGGGAAGTGTTCCAGTCACAACAAACAACCTCGCATTTGCCCGCAACGCTATTGGTCTTGTAGTTCGGCGCCTTCCTCAGCCACTGCCCGGTACGGGGGCAATTGCCGAATACGCGGAATTAGGAAATTTTGGCATGCGGGTCGTGATGAGCTATCAGCCCAACACTTTGGCTCAGCAGTTTACGGTTGATGTGCTGTACGGTGTTGGTGTGTTGCGCAATAACCATGGGATCCAGGTGAAGAGCTAGCCAGGACTTCTGGCAGGAAAGATTGCCGGCGTACGCAGCTAGAGGCTTCTACGTACGCCGGCCCGTTAGGAGCGGAAGATTTATGGATATAAGACAATATTACGAACGTATTAAAGAAGTCGCAGGAACGATTCAGGAGGAGTATACCATTGTAAAAAGCTTAGCGACTGAGGACGGCGGAAAGGCTGGTGTGTTTACTGAGGTTAGCAGGAATGTTGCCGCTAAATTGATAGTTGACAGAAAGGCTATTCTGGCAACTCCAGGGGAAGCTAAGGAGTACCGTTTGCAATTGCAGGCTGCCGAGGCGGCGAGACGCGAGCTAGAAGAGCGAAATCGAAATGTGATTCAGGTATTTGCCAGAGCAGGACTGGATGCTCTACGTTCTAGTTTCGGTATTGAGGAAGAAGGATGCTAACAGAAAATGGCATTATTCAGAGATGGTCACGCCGCCTCAGTTGTGGATTTAGCGGCCTTTGACAGTAGTGTCGTTAAAGCAGCAGAAGCCGAAGGAATCTCGCTCGAGAATAAGTTGGTGCTTGCCTGGACCGATATTGAATGGGAGATCACGGCTATGCTGTCGCGAAGAACAGGGACTGTTGAGCACATCGAGCGCGATCTTTGTAAGGTGGTTGTCACACCGCTTGTTAAAAAGTGGCACGTCGTCCTCACGCTGGCTCATTTTTATGCCGACGCATATGGCATCGAGTTAAACAGCCGGTATCTCAAACGACATGCCGAGCTCACGCGACTTGCTAGAGAAACCTCGCAACAAATCCGGGATCTTGGTTTGGGAATGGTTGAGCACCCGGTTCCAAAAGCCAAGACGCCCAATATTACAGCAACTGCTGGAGTTAGTATGGTAGGTCCACTTTTTATTCGCGTGGCGTGGCGAAATGCTCGAGGTCAACGAGGGGCGCCAAGTGATACGGTTGTGTTCCATGCTAACGGTAGTCTTATTCCAGTCGTCGGGATTTCGAATTATCCCGCAGAATGTGTAGGTTTTGACGTGTACGCCGGCCAAGCCGAGAATGACATTAAACGTCAAACTGCGGCGCCACTCCGAGTAGACGAAGTGTGGACCTTGCCGTCTTGGGGACTGGTTGATGGCGATGCGCCCTCAAATGGTCAGACACCGGAATATTTTGTTAGACCGGGACGCGTATTCTAGGATATCTCATGATTGCAGTGGGCACGCGGGCAGCAGACATGCTTTACGCACTCGTAGCAGGCAGAGATGGAGTCGACTGTCAGTTCAGAAGACGCGCTGCATTGCTCGGTATCGGAAATAGCACAGCACTGCCCATAAATGTAATGAGGGGGCAGTATTCTGTTTCACTTAATGAAAAAAAAGGCAGCTATAAGTACCCATACATCTGCTTATATTGCTCGACTATCGAAAATAATTTACGAAAAAAATTTCAAACCTTTTCCGGCACTGTCACGCTGGTGATAGAGATTCGGCATTCAGCGAATCGAGTGGAGGAAACCGAAAGCGTATGTTTAGCCCTGGTTGACTCGGTGATTGCTGTGCTGGAGGGAAGCCGTGGTGAATGGAATCCCGGGTTTACCTATAGTGGTGCTTACACGGTAAAATTTGATCCAGTTGTCATGGGCGGCGTAAATTACTGTCAAGGCGCCCGGATCGAAATCTCTGTTGACGCCAACCTGTCTTAGCGGGGAGTACATTAATGTCATGCTATATTTCATCAAACAATAACCGAGTGTACACGGCCAGCGAACCTGTTCTCGGTCAGATTTCAATGAACGGGTTCACTAGAATCCCCACACTTCGACTCGCAGTTAAGGAAAGCGTCGAAACTGCAAGGCGACATGACAAGACGGGAACACGAACATATCTTGGTGCGCCAAATCAGACCTCGAAAACAGTGTCATACATGTTACAAACCTATATGACCGCATGGGAAGCTGACGAGGATACACCATGCTACGATTCGCTATTTCAAGCCACCTTAGGTGGCGTAGGTGTTGTATTTGATGGATCAACTATTGCTTCTGCCCTGGCTGAAGATCGACTGACGTTTACTGCACCGCATGGTCTCTCTGTCGGGCAGGGAGTACGAATTCTTGACGAATTGAGATTCGTAAGCAATATCCAAGATGATTTTACAATCACGCTTAATGCTCCGCTTAGCCGACTTCCGGAGAGTGGAACTGCTGCCGGGAGGACGATTACCTATTTACCATCAAACTCGGTGCCGACTATGAGTTTGCTAGATTACTGGGATCCGGCAGAAGCAGTACAGCGTGCAATATTGGGATGTGCAGTGGACCGATGCCGGGTTGCGGTGAATGGCGACTTTCACAAATTCGAGTTCTCTGGCCAGGCGGTGGAAATTGTAGACAGCTACCACTATAGCTCGGTCCAGGGAGCGTGGAGCGGGTTTCCGCAGGAACCCAGTTCCCAACTTAAGACGTTTTCATTAGTGCCCGGAAATTTGGGACAGGCGTGGTTCGGTCCGAACCCGACGCAGTTCCAGAGTGTCGTTGAGGCAGAAATTAGCATTCGTAATAATATCGACCTTCGGAGACGGGATTTTGGCGCAACGAAGCCGACCTGCGTCCTGTACGGAAATAGAAATGTGGAAATTGACATCGTTGTTGCGGGAAGCGCATCGCCTGAGACGATTGCAATCTACGATGCTGCAGTCAACAGGATGCCGATCGGTGTAATGTTGCAACTCGGTACACACGAGGGACGCTTATGCGCCATTTATATGCCAGCCGTGGTGCCGGAACCGCCTGAGTTCGAGGACGATGATCTTCGTTTGCAGTGGCGGTTTCGGAAGTGCCGCGCGCAAGGGTCGATGAATGACGAAATCTCAATCGCGTTTGGATAGAATATGAACTATTCTTCAGTGATTACGATTGAGTCTTCCGTATGTTCTGGTGTTCGGTTCAGTATACGGCGGGTGTCATTGGGTGCGCGTCTCGATCTATTACACAGGGTTCGAGAATTGACGCTGAAGAGCGCGTTTCACGAGGCCGGGAAGAGTACGGAAGATCGGATTCAAGCAAGTATAAGCGCTTATGAGCTCGCTCGCCTGTACCTAGCGTGGGGTGTTGTAGCGATTGACGGGTTGAACATCGATGGCGAAGCCGCAACTGTTGAGAAGCTGATTGCGGAAGGACCTGAGAGTCTGTGTGACGAAATCGTTGAGCACATCCGAAGGCAGTTGCAGCTTTCCGCAGATGAACGAAAAAACTAATCATCGCATTCCACTTTACGAAATCCGACCAAGCCGCGTGGAACTGCGATACGTGTCGAAAGGCGGGTCTTGAGAGAGCTCGGAGATGTGCCTGGATCGGGTTCCCAGAAGACGGTCCTCCAAAAATAGTGTGGGCGCGAGGGAAGGCGAGTTCCGCAAACTGCCCAAAATCCATCATTTATCCACAGTCGTTAACGTGGATAGAAAGGTACTTTGTCTGGCGGATGGCGGGCGGGGAACTGCTGAATCTCGAGGCGAGGACGGCAGAAGCGTTACTGATACTGAGGGCAGAGGAATTAAAGGATTCGAATAATGACTAGAAAGGAAGCGGAATCTGACCTCGATCGGCTTGTACTACCAATGGCAGCCAATCGGATTCAGGAAGTACTTGAAATTGCGGCTGGCAGACTTGCACAGGCGACGATGCGGTTAAGTGAAAGGGCTGAGCCAGAAGGATACCGCGGGTCCGGCGAGAGCGAACGGCAAGGGGGCGGTGAGGCGTCAGTTGGTGAACGGAATGTTGTCAGCATTGAACTCCTTCGGGTCCTTACGGACCTGAAGCAAGCGACTACGGAACAGACAGAGGTGCTGACGAGAACGCTTTCCATGGGAACCCAGGGTGTTCTGCAAAAGGTTGTCGACCAAACCAGCAATATCTCCAGAATACTGCCAAGCGGAATGGGTGCACTGGGTATTTCTGGGGGCCTTGGGATGTTAATTTCCGGATTGTTCAGAAAAACCTCCAATAATGACGTGCCGACCATAGATGCAGAACGATACTGGAAGCCTCAACCGGTGCGAATTGAAAGTGATGTTAGCGAAAACAGTGGGCCGGAGCCTGGCGTGTCGTATGGCCAGTACGGTCTTCCAAGAGTAGACACCCGGCGACACGGTGGTAATACCGAGGTAACAATCAATATAAACGCACTCGATGCGAGATCCTTATTGGATCGTAGCAGTGATATAGCCAATGCAGTTAGAGCAGCAGTGCTGAGTGGGCATGGCTTGAATGATGTGGTAGCTGAATTATAAAAAAACGACATGTTAAACCTGCAGGATCACATTAGAATTCAATATCCGTTATTGCGAAGTCTACAATTCAGTGTAGATCACGTTCAATTCATTGACGGAAGTAGGCAATGCATGCCAAGTGGACGTGGACGTCAACGGCGTTGGAGGATCCGATTGTCAGAGCTTACTGAGGAAGAGGCGGTTGCGCTCCGTGACTTCGTACGCTCGTACTCAGGCCAAGCGGGAGCATTTTCGTTTACAGACCCAGATAGCTTAGTAGCATACACTGAATGTGTCCTAGGTGATAGTGAATTTAGTATTACTTATGAAAGGGATGGAGTAGCATCGGCAGAATTCGTGATTGAGGCACAGGATACACAGTAATGATTGTTTTTCCTCAACTCCTCACTCACTGCATTGCGCAATATCCAATTCGGTCGCAGTTGCGGTACCGGCGTGTAGTGAATACTGCGCCAGGAGGGCAGCGGATTGTATGGTCAGATGAGCGTGTTAAGGAAGTTCGGTGGATCATACCATATGCCGGGTTAACCAAGGAAGAGATACAGAAGATTGAAGAGTGTTTTAGTACAGTTGGTGGCACATTGCGACCATTTGTGTTCCTAGATCCGGTCGACAATCTGTTATTAGAAAGCGAGCGTTTGACTGATAGTCCGTGGGATAGGGAGCCTGGGCTGGAAATTGGCATCAGGCCGAGTGGTGAGGCGGAAAGCCACTCGATAGCAACGATCACGAACACAACGAGTGCATTCAGGCGCATTTCGCAGACAATTCAGATTCCTAGCCAGTTCACATATTGTCTGTCATGTAAGGTACAGTTATCATCAGCAATAGGTGTGCGTATTGGGCTGAGTGATGGGGCTAAAGAAGCCTCGCAGGATGTGCGGAATACAGCGACGTGGACTCGTCAATGGTGTACCGCTAGTCTGGGTAGTAACAAAGATGAGTTAACTGTATTCATCGAGATGCCACCAACGAGCACAATCGACTTGTGTTGTATCCAATTGGAGGCCCAAGTTTCACCGTCAGCGTATCGTCCCACATTTGAGAGGTCCGGAGTGTATCCAAACGCCAGGTTTGCGAGCGACACGCTCTCAATTGGTTGTGACGGTCCGGGGTCCTATTCAGTAAACGTCGGTATTGTCGCGAGTGTCTGAATGAGGAAGAAATTGTGGAATCGATATTTGAGCTGAAGGAACGTGAGATCCTGGGTACGCCGCTCGTGCTTTTCACTTGCACGTTTCCTGATGGTACACAGGAACATTGGAGCACGCATTCGGTAATTGTCGGAGGTAGGCAGTACAGTGCAAGAGTGCTGGCGCATTCCTTGTTCGATATAACGGCAGGGGGTGATGATGGCGTCGACGCGCTTAGTCGTATCGGTATTACGCTTGCAAATGCAGATTCGTACGTTTCCCAGTTAGAGCGTACACGCGGGTTTAGGGGCTGTAAGCTTGATGGTGCTTTTTTATTCTATGACTACACCACATCCGCTGCTCTGTGCGAAGCGATTACCGTTTTCCGAGGCGTGATTAACCCAGTTGAAGTATTGACAGAAGAGTTTGCGCGGCTAAGTGCTCATAGCCGGTTGAATATGCAAAGATTTATGCTGCCGGCTATCAGAATTCAGAAGCGATGTCCCTGGGCGTTTCCTGAAACGGTGGAGCAGCGGATGGAAGCATTGGATGGGGGCGCGTTGGGTGAGTACTCACCTTTTTTCCGATGCGGGTATTCTGCTGACCTGCCGGGCGGCGCTGGAAATCTCTCTGACGGCGCCTCGTTTTCAGATTGTGACTACACTCGTTCAGCGTGTATTGAGCGGGGAATGTTTGATACGGATGTAAGCGGTAAGGTGAACCGCCGATTTGGCGGGATTGAGTTTCTCCCCACCTCAATTCTCGTACGCGGTCATGGAGATCGCGTCTTTTCGCAAGCTAGGGTTGTCGAGAATGAAGCACGGTATAACGATTTCATTCCGCTTGTTTATGGTACTGGCTGGATACAACCGCCAGTAGTGTTTGCGCGTAACGATGGGAATCTTACGCGTGCGGAGGTAGTGCTCTGCCTGGGTGAAATCGAGGGAGTGGTCCGGGTAGTTGTGAATGGGGTCGAGATTCCCGAGGGCGTAGCTGGCAGTAGTATGTCAGCTACTGGATGGTACAACCTTGTGAACAAGGGCAACAGAACAGGAGGATTTAACCTCGATTTCTGTGACAGCAGTGGAAATCCGCTGGGGGATCCATATGGGAATATCGCGTATCTGGCAGTTGTTGTACCTAATCGGATCAGCGACGGTCGGAAAGTGCCTGAAGTCGAAGTCTTACTTAAGGGTAGGAAGCTTCCGGTTTATTCGGAGGCGGGTCAGTTCGCCGGAAAGATGTTCTCGGCGAATCCCGCGTGGGTACTGCTCGATTTGTTGCGACTCTCCGGATGGTCCCCTAACGAGCTTGATTTTCTGAGCTTCGCTCAGTGCGCGGCGTTTTGCGATGACCCGATTATACTGCGTGATTTGAACGGCAACGCCCAATCGCGGCCTCGGTTTCAATGTAATCTTGTCCTTGGAAGACGGCGAGCTGTTGCGGATTTAATCAGGGGTGTGAGACTTGCTAGCCAGTTGTCGCTGGTACACGGGGCAAATGGGAAGATTCAGGCAAGGGTTTTGGGTAGGATAGCCGAGCAGCATCCAAGTAAGGAACCATGGAGCAATGCGAAGTTTCCGCTCGCAGGAGGCTGGCCGGCTTACGAATTTGGTGACGGTACGTATGGAACTAGTGGAATCGTTCGGAGGAGTGATGGGTCCGCAGCGATTCGATTATTCAGCCGTACAACTGGGGAGACCCCAAACCGGCTGACGGTTGAGTTTCAGGATGAGTTCAATGAGTATCAACAGGATAGCCTGTCTGTCGTCGATGTTCAGGATGCGAACCTCATCAGACAGGAAATATCCGCGCCATGTCCGGTCTTGGGTATACCGAACTTTGATCAAGCCTATCGGGTGCTGAAATTACAACTGAATAGGGCAATTCGTGGAAATCGATATGTGGAATTTGAGACGAGTGTCCGCGCTCTTGGGATTCGTCCCGGTGATTTGATTACGGTGACGTATATAAAAGAAGGCCTCGTCAGACAACCATTCCGCGTGACGCGGATTTCTCCATCACTCAATTATCGTACAATGATGGTCGAAGCGCAGTGGCATGAGGATTCTTGGTACTCAATCACAGCACCAGCGTCTGCGGGTTCGCAGGTATCAGGTGATGCTGTTGGGGCGAGAATCGGAACACCACGGCCGATTGTGGGATCCGTGCTCGATGAGAATCTGGAGGTTCAGTATTCGGTTCGCGAGAGATTCGAAGACAGCGAAGACGAAACTATGGCGGTGGTCCTCGATGTGGGATTTTCGGTTCCACGAAGCGCTCGGTTCGGCGCTCTTCGAGCTCCGTCTGTATCAATAACTCCAACTATCGACACGATTGGCGGGTCGATTCCAGGAAACCGTATTCTGTACTATGCTGTTGCGGGGGTTACAGCATCGGGCGACGAAAGTGAACTATCGTTTCCGATAAAGGCTGTGCTGCCAGGTGTCAGCTCGACGAATCGTGTACACATAACCAATCTGAGCTTCCCAAACGGCACCACAGCGTACAACGTGTACAGGGGTGATAGCCTTCATCAATTGTTACGAATAGCGTCAGAAGTGCCGCTGGGAAACAGTTTCACCGACACTGGTCTTCCGGTGGTCCCGATTGGACCTCCAGACAGGAACTTCGATCACGCCGTCTTCGAGTGGCGATTTGAACTCCTTCCTGAAGTCTCTCCAAGTAGTTGCACAGCCAGCACGATTGGTGCCGCGAGTCTGAGTTTAACCGTCGATGAATACGTTGACCGGGTTGTCAGGATCACCTCTGGAACTGGGCGGGGCCAAGAGAAAGTGATCGTATCGAATACGCCAACAACAATTTCTATCCGCGGAACGTGGGAAACAATTCCAGATTTTTCGAGTAAGTTTACGATAGTCGAAAGCACTTGGCAAAGTGGTGCGAAGGGCAAGACGAGTCCAGTGACGTTTACAGTGCCAAACCGCCCAGGCGCAACGGTGCAGATTTGCGGACGAGCGGTCAGTCCGCTGGGCCGTGATAGTGGCTACGAACTTGCCCCGATCACGCGATGGCGTCTGAGTGGGCAAGGCGGGTCGCGGGATATCGACGTCCCTCCGGAGCCCATTTTCGCTCTGGCTCCGATGGGGGCTGGCGTCGTCGTTCTCTCGGGTGTCGGATTTAACACACTCGAAAACACCCGAACTATATCATCAGGAACTTTGACTTTGCACTTCTGGGACGAGCTGCTGGCCCCGACCTCGCTGGTGACTGTCTCATCGCTGCCGCATGACGCGAGGGTCCTGTACGTAAATGAACCAGAGTATCTAACGCCTGGGATGTTGGTTCAAATAGACCGAGAGATTCTCGAAATAGAGGAAGTGGGCGAAGGGATTAAGGTACGCCGGGGTGAATTTGGTTCGGCAGCGGAGGACCACGCAGCGTCTAGCGCCGTTTATCCACTTGCGCGAAGGACATTTGTGCTTCCGTTTGTAAAGGACTTTTTCGGAAGCCCTACCAGTGGATCTTTCTCATTTCCCATATACATTCCCGATGTCCGTATTGCGGCAGCCGAAATGCTAGTAACGAATTCGCGGGGAAACAGCCAAAGTCGACGCAATAACGTTACCATGAATGCCGATTCTGGTATCCGTACGCTGTCAGGTGGCCAACTGACTCTTCAGTATGAGGGGCATTTAGCGATTCAGGCGAATGCAGTTCCGCCGCTCGTGATCGAGTCAACGCATGCAGTGCGAGACATCTTCGCTGTTCTCCGGGAAGGACCTGTTGGCGGCACTGTTGAGCTTCGGTTGAGGCAGGGAGACGAGGATTTCTGTAACCTGACAATTCCAGACGGCGCAACAACGTCGGCGGTTGTGAGCGGGTTTGGTAAAAAGCCCCTGAGTCAACTAGCGCAGTTAAATCTGGATATAGTGGGCGTTCCCCAGGGTTGGAACATGAAGCCCGGCAGAGACCTGACAGTCACTATCCGGCTCTAAGGCGCTCGAAGGACAGAAATGTATCGCAAACTACAACCGAATCGAGACTTGCAGTGTTACTTCGAGAAGCCATCAGCAATTGCTGCTCTGAGCGAGGCAACCCCTAATGGCTTTGTCTTGAGCGGCACCTGGCGTCAGCAGTTCGATTGGGCAGTGGTGGAGTGGAATAGGGATAATGTAATTGAGCATCCGCTTGTGAGGAACCTGCCAGACGGTGATCTTAGTGGAGTGGTCTTAAGTTATTGCGAGACCCGTTCCGGGTGCATTGCAATGGATTCCGATCTATTCCCAACAGTAGACTGGCCCTATTTGAGAATCTGGGCGGATGATAATGGCACGGAAAACTTTTATCGCGTCCGTCTGCGGGATTTTGCGGTTCCGGTAGAGGGAGACTACACGCCGCCACATGTAGACTTTGAGTTAGTTGGTACAGTAACGACTGGTGATTATGTTGGCCTCTCAGTTCTGGAAGAGCATTTCACCCATCAGGTGACAGCGTCAGATACAGCAGAGTCCGTCGTGCAGGCGATCGTAGACGCCGTTAACTCGTTTTCAAGCGCTTTGATAGCCAGTCGGATTTCGCGAACAATAAGACTCTATTTTGTTGGACCGAACCGATCATTTGAAAGCAGCACCGTGGGTGCTAATGGTAATCGGTATGGTGCTTATGGCTTTGTTTCCGGAGCGAGAACTGAGTCATGGTTTCCACCGGCCGCCCGCTTTCACGGAGGAACATCACCGACAAAATGGCGTTTATCTATCGATTTCGGAAATCTGATCGATATTGATGGAAGGACCGTGCCAACGACAAACGTTCGGAAGATGCGTTGGACTTATGCCGCAGAACTTCAAAGAGCGGCCTTTGAGCGCTGCGAATTTGTGGTTACAGTCACGGACTGGAACGTGTCGGGTGAGCGGCTTGAATACAAAGTTGCTGGCCCTGGGAGCAGACGTTTTGAGGACAATTCGGCTGAGCTGATTTTTTCCGGTAGCTGGGAGGAGTCGCAGGGAAATTTTTCCGGTGGAACAATCAGGCACTCGACTATTGCTGGTTCTTCAGTCAAGTGTTCGTACCGTTGTTCCGAACCACATCAGGTATTCCTAGGTAGTCGATATTCTTTTAACAGTGGAACTTTCACGTATTCGATCGATGGCAGTCCTGCGTCTGCAAGAGGTCTTTTTGTAGCGGGTGAGGATGTTCTATGCCGAATACCACTTGGAGAGTTGCCAGCGGGTGAGCATACGGTTGTGGTCACTCATAATGGCCCGAATGGAAGCTATGTCTACATTGACTTTATTGAGGCAGTAGTTCCGGCTGATCAATTACCGACAATTGAGCCAAGTAGTCGATTGACATTGGCGACGGATTGGGATACAGACCACTCGATCGCGATTGCGCCCGAGAGGACTGCCTGGTTAATCGAGACTCTGGGGTTTAAATCACGACAGAACCATTATGTTGGTGCGTTATGGTTTTACGAGCTGACGTGTGTGGGCAACAGCTACGCTTCTGTGACTCTTGAATTCGTGGGTACACCGGAGTTCAGTCAGATCACGGAGGTGAGCCTTGGATATGTGGGCAGCGCCGAGGAAGTCGTTGTACGACATCTGAATCGTATTGGAGATACCGCGGTGACGATTGCGAAAGCATTTGAATTTGAGTTTAATCGCGGCTATACAGGAATTTGGGCTGAGGCGCTTGGAGAAAGACTGGTAATCTATTCGAGGGTGCCTGGTGCTGCTGGTAATGCCATGCTCGTTTCGGCGACGCCGCAGTCCGGTGCTTTTCGAGTTGAGGTGAGCGGCAACGCTTTTCATGGCGGCGTTGACGGCGTGTGGAGAACTGATGTCGCTGCCGTTCCAAGGATTAATCGTGCCTGCAGGGATTGGAGTCGAAGCTTTTATCGTGAATTGAAGGCGGCGGGAATCGAGGTGACGGCCGCATTCAGCATGGAACTGCAGCATGGAGACGATACTGTTTCGGCTGGAATCGCGCAAAGGTATCCTGATGGTTCAGCTGCGTGGTTGAATACGCCTGCCTTGCAAACGAATTTTTCGCCCAATTCGAGAGCATTTTGGCGCCAAGTGTATCTCGAAATGGCGACCATCATGGTTGAGGCTGGCGTGGACCCATATTTACAATTTGGCGAGGTACAGTGGTGGTACTTCCCCAAAAGTGGCGTTGGCATGCCATTTTATGATGAGTATACTACTGCTCGGTTTGCGTTTGAGTATGGGCGTGCTATGCAAGTAATCGCATCTGAGTGGGAGGACCCATCTGCTTTTGCGGAAGAAGTGCAGTATCTTCCCCGGTTGATTGGTGAGTTCACTTCGAGTGTGATGACATTTGTTCGGGAAGTGTATCCGCAATCAAGATTTGAGGTGTTGTACCCAACTGATGTGAATGACACGCCGCTGAATCAGCTCATTAATTATCCAAGTGACTATTGGACTCCATCGCAACTAGACTGTCTTAAAACCGAAAGTTTTACGTTTACGTTTGCTCGCGACGTTGACAAGGCAAAGGGAACAATCAACTATCCTGCGACACGTGGTTTTCCGATCTCGAAAAGAAGCTTTCTTGTTGGCATTAATGATCCCACAACGCCTTGGGAAAGGGAGCTTGAGATCGCTCAGGGCGAAGGGAACCCGTCAAACGTCCTGTTTGCGCTTGACCAGTTCTGCTTAGTTGGATACGCTGTGCCCGTTCGTGCGGGGTTGCGGCGGAGTGCGCAGCAGGGCTGA